TATATACTATTATATTAAAAAGTATCGGGGATTTATGAAATAATAGTCGCCTTTCCACAAATAACTGAAATTGTGTTTGTGTTTATTGCTAAGCCCGTCTCACTTAGCAACGATCTTACCGAAACGAGTATTACCTCCTATGCTCGTATCGGTCCCCAAAAGCCAATGTCCCATATATTCGTCACCGACTATTGTTTGTCACGTAACATAAATCTTCCGATGCTTTTTATATACGGCCTTAATATACGTAGGGACTGTCGCACGACATGCAATATGAGAGAAAGAACGAACAGAGCCGCCTAAGTATATTGGACAACATATAAAACTCTATAACACATATTATATAGAGGGGCTTAAAACCCCTCTATATAATATTCGCTTTTTTACCAGATAGCAAGAAGGTGAAATTTTGCAAGTTGTTGATATTAAAGAAATCAATGGTCGATATTATGATTTCGGATGTGGGATTGCGAATCGCGCAAATACGTTTTTACAAACGGCAATGGAATTGAAAGCGTTGGGGATAAAGAATTATTATTTCATGTTGGAAATTTTTAATCCCAATGCAGCATATATTGACCCATATAAACCGAATATTACGCAGCAGGAAATTCAGGTATTATTAAGAGAAGCATCGAAGAATCTATGGTTCTATGCACGCAATATTGCTCGCATTCGTACGGATGGTGGTATCTTACCATTTGGATTGCATCGTGGACTTACGGCACAGATTTGGTGTGTTTTACGTAATCAGGATTCCTGTTTAACAGAACCTCGTCAGACGTGGAAGACGACCGGTATTCTTGCTACGCCAATTACATGGACTTTTCAATTTTCGAAAAACCTCGATATGCATTTCTTTGGCAAAGGTTCTGAAAATACCATTAAAAACCTTGCAACCGTGAAGGATAATATTGATTTATTACCGGAATGGATGCAATTTAAACGCTATATGGATATTGATGGGAAGGCGAAAAAGACCAGACAATCAACACAGATTCTGAATAATAATCTGCGTAAGAATAAAATCACAATTCATCCAAAAGCATCAAGCATATCGCATGCAGAAGGTATGGCTCGTGGTGCATCATCCGCATTTATGTATTTTGATGAGATTGAACATACGCCATTCTTCGATATTATTTTACAAAACTCGGCGCCCGCATTCGCAACTGCGCATGAAAATGCATTGACTGCAGGGCTTCCAACGTGCCGGATCTTTTCATCAACGCCAGGCAACTTGGATACCAGAGAAGGTCGGACATCATATCCAATCATTCAATCCATGATTCCTTGGACAGAAAAAATTTATGATATGTCTGATGATGAAATTAATGAATATAAATCGGCATACAAGGGCGAATATCACCAGGATAAGAATAAAGACCAACGACGTGAAGTCATTGATGTTTTCTATATCGAATATCAATATTATCAAGTACGGAAAACATATCAATGGGTCATGGATCAGTATGCTCGTATTGGTGATAAGACAACGGTGCGTCGTGAGATTCTACTACAGCGTGTTCGTGGTTCGACGGATTCTCCGCTCTCCCCAGAAGATATTGAGTATCTCATTTCTCATATGAAGAAATCGGACAATGATCTATTGATCAATCATAAATGGCGATTTAAATTATATGAGCATGGTGGAAATTGTAAAGTTGGGATGGAGACGATTCCATTCGATCCATCCATTCCATACATCATTGGAATCGACCCATCTGGTACTGGTGCAGATAATACTGCAATTACAATCGTCAATCCGAAAAATCTTCGCATTGCTGCAGAGTTTAAAAATCCGTATATTTCAACGACGGATATCGTTCGATTGTTAATTAAACTCATCGGTGACTATATCCCACGTGGTGTAATTTATCCGGAACGGAATAGCATGGGTATCGCTATTGTTCAAATGTTACTCGAATCATCCATTCGTGAGAATTTATATTGGTCCGAGAAAACGAATCAGATTGATCGCATGGCAGAGGAATCCCCAGAAGAATATCAGATGCGTGTCGCATCTGATCAATATAAAAAGTATGGTGTATACACGACGAAAAAAGTGCGTGATATGATGTTCCAAATCCTCTTCCGCCATGTCAATGAGTTTATTGATATTCTTGATACGGAATATCTGGTGGATGATGTATGTAAGCTGGTTCGTACCTCAACGGGTAAAATTGAAGCAGATAAAGGAGCGCATGACGACAGTGTTATGTCCTACCTCATTGCGATGTATCTCTTCTATACTGGAGACAATCTAGAACTATTCGGAATCTCCAATAAAGTTCACCCCATTCTTGGTACCATCGAAGATGCGGAAGAAATTGAATTAACGCCACAGATGGGTGCATTCATGAGCACCGATCATGTATCTTTTGAAGAGTTGGCAATTGAAGGAATCATTGAAATGGAACAGAAGACCAAGGATATGGTCGAACGATTATCCTTTGTCCATGATGACGTATACTCCAATTACAAACATCAACAAGACGATGATTTAACGGATATTTCACCATCCTTTTTTGGTATGATGTGAAAGGAGATTGTGCAATGGGATTGTATGCGAAAAATGCAAAACTATATGCAGCGGAAGATATGGAATTTTATATTCCAATGAGTTATTTTGAAAAGAATCGTTATGCCACGAATATGGGTGAATATGTCGAAACCATTGGAATCATTTATGCAAAAACGAATGATGGCGATTATCGACTATTCACGGTACCGGCAACGATCAAACTATATGTATATACGATGCGAGAAGACGAAATTGAAATCAATGGTTCCCATATGAATGTATATGCATTGGAATACGTCAAAGATTCGTATGTAATGGAACAATCCATTGTACGTGGCATTGCGATTGCATCGAAGTTTGTAAATTTGATTCTTGGTGGAAAACTACCATCCGCAATTTCATATGACGATTTAATTTCCATTTGGTGGAAAAATCTTGAAATCGCCGGATTTACATTACAGACCCCATCGAAGATTATGGAATTGATTTTGGCAGAAATTTATCGAAGTCCCAACAATAAGAAGCAGCGTTTTGGACAACTCTATGGGTCGAAGGACGATGTTTCTCCCTATGCATATAAAACTGGAAATGTGCGAGACGTTGTTATGGAACTATCCACCTATTCCGGCATCATCTTTGAGGATATGGGTCGTGCAATATCGAACGGCATAAATAATAGCGTCGATGGGATTGATGAACCGATAAGCCCATTGGAAAAGATCATTCACTATTAAAGGAGCGGCATATATGAAGACGGAAAACGTACAATCGTTCATGGAAAAATACGATGCAGAAATGATGCATTATGTGAATAATTTTGCATCCGAGCGTGGCGTGCAGCTGAATGGATTATCCTTTAAAGGAATCAATATCAATGAATCATTCAACGAGTTTCGTTCATTCTTGAAAGAATATTGCACCAATCTATCAAAGCATGGTGTTCCTGAAAACTTTACAGTTGAAAAGGTACAGAATAAATTCAATGATGCAACCGAGCATTCTTTTTCAGAGAAAGTTGATGTAAAATATATGGATATGCCATCCATCATTACATCATATTTGGAAAATATGACCGGCGTTGAGAAGGATCTTGATCTTGCAAAGTCTGTATTGATGGAACATGCTATTACACCATCCTATGTTGGTGTATTGGATGACCTCTGGGAATGTTATAATGAAAAACTCTCCAAGAATTTCTATGAGATGGTCGATCACACCATTGCATGTTCAGGATACCATACCAACAAGAAACTGTTTGGTGAAAAATCATCCGCCGATGAAAAGGTTGTATTTGTGTAATATATTACATGAGAGGGATGAAAGTCCCTCTCATATAATGAAAGATTGGGGATGATCCTATGAATTTATCACGGGTTGTAAGTCAGCTCAAAATGATGTATGGGCTGAATAATATTACACTCCCATTGCGCGATGATGTTACAGGAGAACCTGCTCATCCAGAAAATATCATCCGTGAAGTATTGACAACGATGACAATTCCGATCTATTCTCAATTTGTTCCATGGGAACGAGAATTGGATGCGAATGTAGCATATCTGGAAGTTGTCGATCGTCGTAAGCATGTTTATAAACTTCCTCGTATGTTGTGTGTGACACCGGTAATGTGGATGATTGATGTGAGATTTCCATATACCACAGAACGTGGAACGTTTGGTGATATCGCTCCTGCATTCGGAATCAATCAATCTGTACAAGGTGTGATCACGTCACAAGAAATGATGATGCTTGCCGGTGAAATGCGTGCAGAGCCAACCTTTGAATATCTTGGAGAAGACAAAATCCAATTGTTTGGATTTCCGCGTACGGTATTAACATTCGTTGCCGCATGTGAGCATGAAGAGAATGGAGAAACCATTCCACAATCATGTGTGGATAGTTTCATGCAATTGGCAGAATTGGATCTTCAAGTGTATCTTTATAATACATTGAAGTATTATGATCAATTGCCAACCGCATTTGGAAATATCAATATGAAGATTGAGGAGTATAGTGGTGCAAAGGATGCACGACAGGAACTACTCAATACATGGAGAGATAATTTCCATTTGGATCAAGATTGGAATTTCAAATTTATGTAATATATTGGAGGAGGGACAATCCCTCCTCCATATTTTCATTCC